CGTTGTCTGCGAAGTCTACGGCAACATCACTGTTTGGGTTTACTGTTGCGTTTACTGCCCCTTTCAAAGGGATAACAGAATCAAAGGAAATTCCGTCTGCTGTGTCCGAAAGAACTTTTGCGATAACTACGTTATCCAAGCCGATTTTTGGTGCTTCGTTCATTTTCGTTTTCTCCTTAAATTATAACGTTATATTTTAAAGGGAGTAGAATTCCCTTTTAAAATCCATTACCCTGTGCCGAATGTTATCCTGTGTATCGGGTGTATCATTGTTGCTTGTCATAGCCCAATGGTCTAACCGAAAAACAGAATGCACAACTTCGGCTATATCTTCCACCTTTGCATAGTTTTTTACCAACTTTGAAAAGATGTGAATTCTAACAGTTGCAGAAGTTCCTTCGGGCAGATTGTCCGAAAAGGCAACGTCTGAACTGTTTGTATCTTCATAAATTACAAGCGGGAAAGTAGTGATTTCATTCGGATAACTTGCGACGATTTTGTCGGTAGAACCCAACAAAGAAACAAGCTCTGAACTGTTTGTCAAAAGTGTTCTGTAATATTTTTTTAAGTTCATTTTCCGAATATCTCCCTAAATAAACCGCTTATATATTTTTGGCACTTAATCAGCGAAGCCGACAGCCAAGGTCTAGGCTTCATTTTGCTTGTACCATATTCCAAATATTTCGGGTATGGCGGGTTTTTCAAAATACTTCCTACATACCCTTTCGCAACACCATTTTGAACTTCTACAGAATGCGTTATGCTCTGCAATAAAGTTCCTGTGTCTGGTGCAGGTGGATTTCCCGCAACAGAGGGGTGGTGTCCTTTTCTGCCGTAAGAAACGGAAGTGTTAACCAACGTATCACGCATTATAGTTTTCGCCGTGCGTTCTACTTCGGCACAACTGTTCCCCAAAAACTTTGCAACATCTGGGTCAATCGTCAACAGTTTCTGTTGAAGGGCTTTCTGCATCTGCCCCGTTTCCAATCTGACTGTTTTCTTGTCCATTTTCTTCTTCCGTTTCGTTTGGTGTCGGTGTTTCTGTCGCTTCATTTTCAACAGGCAACAACAAACATTCCCCGTGCTTACTCCAAGCGTTTATCGGCATTATATTATAAACTTCCGTCTTGCCCGTAAAACTAGACAGAACCGAAGCCCTGTTTCCAACTTTAATATTTTCGTGGAAGCCGTTGTATAAAAACAACTTTACGCTTCCCCGACTTTGTGATATTCCATAAGCTTTCATTTCGTCTTCGGTCAATGAATGCGGTTGAACATCACCTTCTAGGGTTTCCACCTGTGTCCATTCTGCAATATAATCGCCCGAATCATCTATTGTATTGCTTTCGCTTAAAATAGAAACTACAGCATTATGAAAACGAACCATTATGCAACCCCGTAAAATACATATTTATTCAAAAGTAATCTTGCACTTTCTGACAAGCCCACATTGTTTGCAGAATCTGAATAGGTGTCTGATATATGTCCTTCGGTATGTCCTTTCAAACCAACGGCACCCATACTTTCAAGATTAAATCTTTCTACAACGCAATTGATACAACAGGTTGTTATGTCATAAGGCAAAGAATTGTCTGCCCCTAAAACATAGCCCGTGTCATTCGGCAGATAATAGCCTGCCGTATAACTAACTTTTATACACCAAGTTCCCGCAAAAACGTCGTGTGTGAAACCCCGCGTATATTCTGGACCGATCCAACCGCTTCCACGATAAAGCCTTCCCCACCTTGCGTATTCGGGTAGTATTTTATAATCGCTTATTGTCTGCCCGTTTATTTCACAGGCAGAAACCGACTGAATCGGGAAGTGATTAAGACTGACTAACTGTCGGTCGTTTACGCTATGCACTTCTTCGCTGTAATTTGCCCGTGCTAGTTTATAGCCGATATAACCTTCGATAAGTGCCGATTGTTGCTTAATCAATAAAGTTAAGTAATCGTCTTGTGAAGTGTCTGTTATTTTGAGCATTGTTTTTACATCTGATAAAGTACATAGCATAATTTTCACCACCTATTAAGCAGGGTCAACAGGGTAATCACCAAGAACGGCAATTGCACCCGAATCGTTTGTTTTAAGATATTTCTTTGCGTTGCAAATATCAACCCAGTTGTTTCCTTCGTCAAGGTCTGCAATCTTTACGAAGTTTGATGTTGAAATATCAGAAGTCTGCAATTCTTTTGAACCTGCACTTGCAACAACAAGAATAGACTGTGCCGAACCTTTTTCAAAGGCGGTGTTTCCACAATCTACGGCTTTTATCTGCTCAAAGATTTTTGAACGTGTAATCATTTTCGTTTCTCCTATTTAAGATATATGGCACTCTTGCGGGGCTAGGTTGCTTTCGCAACGCAAGGCTTGAAGCCGACTTACGCCCCGCAGAGAACCGAAAGGGGAACTTCCCCATTAAGATACAGAGTATGTTCCGTGTACGAATGCCTTTGGCTGTCGGCAAGCAAAGTCAACTTCTGCGATAAGACGAACAAGTGTCAAATCTCTGTCGAATGCAGAAATTACATTGCCGTTGTTTGTGAATGTTCCGTCACGAGATACTTCGATAGAAATATCTTTTGAAATACCAAACATCATTTCTGCAAAATCACCAAGCCAGAAATCTGCATAATCTGTTGCTGTATCTGTGTATTTTACAGTTGAAGAAGAATGGAACTGATAGCCACGGAGTGTTCCGCTTCTGTTCATTTCTTCCGACCAAGCGAATGGACCCGAACTGAATGCCTTATTGCGAATCCAAGATTCACCGATAGGGTTGAAAAGCCAATGAACATTTTCCATACGAACATTTGCCTGTTCAAGAAGTGCAACCATATCGTTTGGTGTTGTTACGGCAAAGGCGGTTGAAGAAGAACCGCTTGTCTGAACATTTGAATTGTTTGCAAGTCCGAGTGGCTGATACTGTGAACCTGTACCATTGAGCAAAGCGTCATCAAGTGCAATGCGGGCTTTACGCATAAGGTCTTCGGCAACCCAACCTTCGATATTTACACCGCTTGAACGGATAAGTGTGTTTGACATAGCAGTTTTTGCAAACAGCTTCTTTGCGTGCATATTTACTTCGCCAAAAGTAGGTTCTGTAATTCCGCCAACAGTTTCTTCACCACCCCAAGAAATAGCAGAAGTTGTGTCCATTCTTGGAATAGAAAGGTTTCCGTTTACAAGTGGAACACGACGGATATTGAGCTTGTCAATCAATGTGTTTGCAACAAGAGCGTCAATGTATTCACCGCTGAATGCCAAAGGAACAGTAAATCCACCTTCGCTTGGTGTTCCTGCATTCATTGTCTTTGTTTCAAGCACTCTGTGAAGAGCCTTTGAATATGGGAAGTCCTTTTTTGCCTGTGCCAAGATTTCTTCGTTTGAAACCTGTGTCACATTATGTGCATCTTTCTTTCCCATAGCGGAAACGGCAGAAGCAATCATCTGATTTACAATTGAAACAGGTGTTTCTTTTGCCTTGATTGTGTCACCGCTTCCAACGGCTTCCTTAAAGGCTTCAAGATACTTTACATTTTCTGCCTTGTCATTTTCTGCCTTTGCGTTTACTTCCTTTACGGCTTTTGCAACGGCTTCGTCAATCTGTGCCTGTGGTACGGCACCCAACTCATTTTTGATTGTTTCTTTTGCAGATTCAATCTGTTTCTGTGAACGCTCGTCAATAAGGCGTTCAAGTTCTTTCATTTCCATAATTTTAATCTCCTATTAAGATTTTAATTTGCCTTTATAATTACGTTTCTTCCGTAATTTTTTTACGGGTTTCTTCCCCGATAGTTGCCAGAATTACCGCCCCGAAAAATCAAGGCGGTTTTTTGTTATGCCTTTACAAACTGTCCGCAGATTTCCACGATAGCGGTTGCCCCGATACCGATAGAAGCATTGATTGCGGTTGCATAGGCAGGGTCGAAGAATGTAATAAGTGCAACTCCGATTGTCGAAAGTCCACCGATAATTCCTACGACCAAATTATAAACTTTCTTGCTCATAATTTAATCTCCTTAATCAAAACTATACACCAAGTTGTTTTACTTGTCAAAAACGGAAAACCCCCTGCACGTTGCAAGGGGAACCCAAAAAGGTTTTTGTTTTTTAGGAGCGTGTATTATGACGGCAACTCGATTTCTATGCTATCGGGTAACTCCACATATTGCTTTTCTTCTTCTGTATCTTCTTCGGGCTCTGGGTCATCAAGTTCTGCAAGAGCTTTTCTTAATTCTTCCCCGCAAGCCTTCAAAGTTTCTTGGCACTTTTCTAACTCGTCGCCACAGGCTTTTATCTTGTTCAATATTTCCCGTGTCTGTGCAGAAATCTTGCGTCCGCTTTTTTCTTCGGAAATAAACTTTTTTGTAAAATCTTCTCCGAA